CATATAGACGCCGCTTCCATCGTCGCCCTCTGCCTGATCCTGGCGGTCCTGCTGCTGGGCTGGCGCGGCCGCCAGGCGCCCGGCACCGATCGCGCGCTGCTGGAGGATCATAGCCGCCTGAAGAACCGGGTCATCAGCCTGGAAGAGAGCTTCAAGGGCTGCGCCACTAAATCCGACATGGCCGTCTTGTCCGCCAAGATGGACGGGCTTGAGGAACATGCCGCCAGCGCCGGGGACATCAATGCGCTGGAAGGCAAGGTCAACACCGTGATGGCCAAGGTCGATGCCGTCGAAAAGGCAGCCGACCGAACGGAAGCCGGCGTCCAGCGGATCGAGAATTTCTTCATTCAGAAGGGGATGGAACGATGAGCCAGACCTATGGCGATTATATGATGCGCCTGTTGGCGGAGATGCCGACCTATTCGGCCAATGACAGCGTGCTGACCACGGCCGTCGCGACGCTGGGCCTGCCCTGCACGCGCGATCAGATGCGCGGCCAGCTGGCCTGGTTGCAGGAGATGCGTCTGGTGACGCTGCTGGAGCCAATGGCGGGCGTGTCTGTCGCGACCCTGACCGAACGCGGCGGCGATGCTGCGGCCGGCCGATCCCATGTGCCCGGCGTCCAGCGCCCCGCGCCGAAGGGGTAAGGCAATGGGTAAGCAGCGCAACCGCCCGTCTACGGTTGACCAACTTCCGCCGGAAGTTCGGGATCAGATCAACCGGCTGCGCCTCGACCATGGATGGACCATCGACCAACTTATGGAAAAGCTGGCTGAGCTTGGCCAAGGCCAGGTTTCACGTTCAGCGATGGGACGGCATGTGCGCGACCTGGCGCAGGTCGCCGACAAGATGCGCCGGTCGCGCGAGATTACGGAGTCGCTGGCGCGCATGAGCGACCGCGCTGACAATAAGATGCTGCGCGGAACCATTGAATTGCTCAATTCCATCCTGCTGGAGGTCAGCCTGGCGGAAGAGGAAGGCGAGGATGGCGAGCCGCGCCCTGTCCGTTTCAATCCGCTGGAGGTCAAGGCGCTTGCCCAGACGGCGGAAGCGCTGGCGCGCACCGAAAAGGTCGATCAGGACAGGCTGGAGAAAGCGGAGAAGCGCGCGGCGGCAAAGGCGACCGCCGACGCTGCAAAGAATGCCGCAGCAGCGGCGCGCGCGCAGGGCCTGTCCAAGGATGGCGTTGCGGCCATTCGTCATGCGGTCCTAGGCGCGTGAAGCTGCCGCCCGAGGAGATTGCGCGGCGCGAGCGGGCGGCCGATCGCGCGGCGGCCGAACAGGTTTTGGTCCGCCTGCCCAAGGGCAACCTGCTGCTGGGCTATCAGGGGCGCACGGTCGACCAGCTCTATACCGGCGTGTCGCTGCTGGTGATCGAGAAGAGCCGCCGCATCGGTCTGACCTGGGGGCTGGCGTCCTACGCCACGCTGCGCGCCGCCGCGTCCATGGCAGCCGGGGGCCAGAATGTCTGGTATATGGGTTATGACAAGGACATGACCCTGGAGTTTATCGAAGTGTGCGCCATGTGGGCGCGCGCTTTCGACTGCGCGGTCGAGGAAATGGGTGAGATCATCCTGGATGACGGCCCGAACGAAGGCATCAAGGCTTTCTCGATTCGCTTCGCCAGCGGCTTCCGCATCACGGCCCTGGCCAGTGTCCCCCGCGCCCTGCGCGGGAAACAGGGCATCGTCATCATCGACGAAGCGGCCTTCCACAAGAATGTGGACGAAGTGCTGAAGTCCGCCATGGCCCTGCTGATCTGGGGCGGCCAGGTCATCGTCGTGTCCACCCATGACGGCATCGGCAATCCGTTCAACAAGCTGATCGCCGATATCAAAGCCGGCACGCGGCGCGGCAAGGTCGTCACCATCACCTTCGCCCAGGCGATGCTGGACGGCCTTTATGAGCGGGTCGCCATGGTGGCCGCCACCAAGGGCAGCGAGATCGAGCCGAAGATCGAGTGGGAGGCGAATATCCGCGCCTCCTATGGCGATGACGCTGGCGAAGAGCTGGACTGCATCCCCAAGGTCGGATCGGGATCGCTGATTTCGATCGAGGATATCTTGCGCGCCGAACATGCCGAGGCGGGCGACCCGATGTTCTATGCCGGTGGCTTGCTCGGCATCGGCCGCGACGTGGCGCGGCGGCGCGACGGCCAGATCATCTGGGGCGGCGAGCTGCTGGGCGACGTGACATGGGTGCGCGACGTCTATGATGAAGTCGGCCAGACCTTTGCGCACCAGGACGCTTTCTTCAACGGTCTGTTCGTCAAGCGTCGCGTGCTGCGCGCCTGCATCGACCAGACCGGTATGGGCGAAAAGGTGGTCGAGGATTTGCAGCGCCTGCATGGCAGCTATCGCGTGGAAGGCGTGCTGCTGACTGGCCCTAACCGCCTTGACCTGGCGCTGGGCCTGGCGACAGCTTTTCAGCTGGGCCGCATCCGCATCCCGGCCGCCGATCCGGTGCTGCGCGCCGACCTTATGGCGATCAAGAAGGTGGGCAGCGAGGAATCCGGGTCCGTCCGCATCGTCAATGACGGCACGATCCACGCCGACCGCTTCTGGGCCGCCGCGCTGATGATGCGCGCGATCGGCCAGGAAGCGCAGATGATTGCCTATCGCGGCGTCGGCAAGATCGGTTTTGGCGATCGCGCCCAGGCTGACGACGATTATGAATTTCACAACCGCAACGCCGATGCGCGCGCCCGCTACCAGCAGATGCATGGCGGCCGTTTCGGCAATGGCGCCTGGTAGCGGAGCGACCTATGAACGACCTGATCCCCTTCGCCGCGCCGCCACCGCCCGCGCTGATCGATCCGACCGGCCGACCATTGCGCCAAGCTGCCGCCGCGCTGACCCGTGAAGTCGCGGCGCCGACGATCGCCGGCATCCGCTCGATCCAGTCGGGCCACCCTGCGCAGGGTCTGGACCCCTGGCGTCTGACCGCGATCCTGCGCCAGGCGGAGATGGGCAACGCCACCGCCTATCTCGAACTGGCCGAGGAAATGGAGGAAAAGGACCTCCATTATCTGGGCCTGATGTCGAGCCGTAAGCGCCAAGTGTCGCAGTTGCCAATCACGGTCGAGGCCGCCAGCGACGATGCCGAGGATGAGGCGGACGCGCAGCTGATCCGCGACTGGCTGCGGCGGCCGACGCTTCAGCTGGAGCTGTTCGATATTCTCGACGCCATCGGGAAAGGCTTCAGCGTCACCGAAATCATCTGGGAATTGACCGACCAGTGGTTGCCCAAATCGCTGAAATGGCGCCTGCCGCAATTTTTCGAATATGACCAAGTCACGGGCGAGCAGCTGCTGCTGAAGGGCGGGGAGAGCGGCACGTCTGGCCTGCCGCAGCCGCTTAGCCCTTACAAGTATATCGTGCACCAGGCGCAGGCCAAGTCAGGCCAGCCGATCCGGGGTGGCCTCGCCCGCGTGGCTGCCTGGGGCTATCTGTTCAAGAATTTCACGATCAAGGACTGGATGACCTTTTTGGAGGTCTACGGCTTGCCGCTTCGGGTCGGCAAATATCAGAATGGCACCAGCGAGGATGACATCCGCAAGCTGGCGCAGGCGGTGGCGCAGATCGGATCAGATGCGGGCGCCGTAATCCCGGCGTCCATGATGATGGAATTCGTCACCTCCAATGGCGGTACGGCCAATCCGGAAATGTTCCGGAACATGTGCCAATATATGGACGATGCGCTGTCCAAGGCGGTGATGGGCCAGACCAGTTCTGCTGACGCCAAGTCGGGGGGGCTGGGATCAGGCCAGGCCGATCTGCATGGCAGCGTGCGCCAGGACGTGGAAAGCGCCGACGCCGCCCAGATAAGCGCTACGCTGTCCCGTGACGTGGCCGTGCCGATCGTCAAGTTCAACCGGGGGGAGCGCAAACGCTATCCTCTGATCCTGGTCGGACGGCCCGATCCGGTCGATCTGGAGCAGTCGCTGACATCGATCGGCAAGGCACTGGAGTTCGGCATCAAGGTCGGCGTCAGCTACTTCCGAAAAGTGACTGGCATCCCCGAACCGAAGCCGGACGAAGAACTGCTGTCAAAGCCCTCTCAAAATTCGCCGCAGGAGCCGCAGGAGGAGACTGAAGCTCCGGATGCACCTAAAATTGCGTCGAAGGGCCTTTTAGACCCTTTCAAGGGCCGTTTAGAGGATAAAGCGAAGGATGAGGTCGCCGCCGCTGCGCAGGAGCGGGAGCCGGACGCGATCGACGGCCTGGTCGATGGCGCGCTGGGCGATTGGCAGGGGATGATGGCCGGCCCGCTGAAGCCGCTGCATGATCTGCTGGAACAGGCCGCCTCGCTTGAAGAGGTGCAGGAGATTTTGGCGACGCAGGCAGGCGACATCATTCTGGCCATGGACGTGACGGCGCTGACGCAGATGGCCGAGCGCTGCGGCTTCGCCGCGAAGATCGCCGGGCTGATCGGGAAGCCGGGTAGCTAAGTGGCCGGCCCCGAAGAACTGCCTGCCGCTGGCCTGCTGCCCGAGGAAGCTATCGCCTTCTTCCGGGCAAAGGGCTTCGCGATCGGCTTCAACTGGCAGGACATATTCAAACAGGAGCATGTCCGCGATTTCACGGTCGCGAAGGCGATGACACGCGACCTGCTGGAAGATTTCCGTAGTGCGGTCGACAAGGCGCTGGCCGAAGGCACGACGCTGGCGACGTTCAGGAAGGAGCTGCAACCCACGCTGGAAGCCAAGGGCTGGTGGGGCAAAAAGGTCATGCTCGATCCGGCGACCGGCCAGCATGAGGTCGTCCAGCTGGGCAGCCCGCGTCGGCTCAAGACGATCTTCGACACCAATGTCCGCACAGCCTATCAGGCCGGTAAGTGGGAGCGGGTCCAGCGCAGCAAAAAGGCATTTCCCTTCCTGGAATATTCGGCGGTCATGGACGGGCGCGAGCGACCGGAACATGGCGCATGGGACGGGATCATCCTGCCGGTCGATCATCCCTGGTGGGATACGCATTATGGCCCCTGCGACTGGAATTGTCGCTGCACGGCCGTCGCGCGATCGCAGCGTATGCTTGATCGTGAAGGCAAGACAGTCAGCGCGGTGCCGCCCGCCAATGACATGCTGTCCTGGACGAACACACGAACGGGCGAGACGGGCGAGCTGGAGGCCGGGATCGGCAAGGGCTGGGACTATAATGTCGGCAAGGAATATCTGCGCGGCCTGGCGCCCACGCCGCTGCCGGAAAGTTTCGACGGCGAAGAGATCGACGCGGCCGAGCTGAGTGGTGCGCAGAGGGCGCTGATCGACCGCTTCCTCGCTGCTTTTGGCGTGGAGCCAGGCGGCGAAGCGATCTGGATGGATCGCGACGGCTGGCCGCTGTCGATCGGGCGCGGCTGGTTCATCGGCGCCGATCGGCGCGTCCGCCTCCCCACCGGCGCTGCCGGCGTCGTGATGGCCCGGATCGCTGCGGCAATCGTCGAAGGCGATGCCAGCTGGGTCTGGGTGCGCGGGGCGGACGGCCGGGCGCTGCTGATGCGGCGCTATACGCGCACCGCTAAGGGGGCCACCACGCTGGTCGATGTCGGCCGGGACGGCTGGCGCTGGCTATCGGGCCGCGCGGAAGAAATCGCCGCAGCCCATAATCCGCGCCAGCCGCGCGACAAGAATGGGCGCTGGTCCCGATCGGGCGCCATGCAGGGCCTGCTTTCCCAGGCTCTTTCCGATCCGGGCTTTGTCGGCGTCGAGCATCTGGCGCCAGCCGGTGCCAATGCGCCCGATCATCTTCAGGGCTTCGCGCGGGAGGTGCATGCGCATAGCCTGCGCAAGTCCTGGCAGAAACATGGTGTCGGCGGCACGGGCAAGGACAAGCATCCGCTGACCGCAGCCGACTTCGACAAGATCCCGCTGATCGCCAGTAAGGGCGTGCCGACGGTACATGGCGTGAAGCGTGGCGGCCAGGGCCAATCCGTGTCCTGGCGGCTGGATATTGGCGGCGTCACCCATGTCTATGTCGAGATTGTCGGCACAAAGCGCGGCAACCGGCTTACGTCCAAGACATTCTACAAGGAAGATTGATCGCCCAGGGGTGACATGCCGAAGCCCGCACCCGCCTTACGTCCGAAACACTGGGCAAGAAGCATATAGCGCAAGCGCACCTAACATGCAATGAACGGTCGACCGCCGTTCTGCGGCTGGGCGGAGATATCTCCGGCTAGAGCGCTATTGCGGCCGTGCCATCAGGCTTCTCATGAAGCGGGGCAATCAACAGCAGCAGATCATCGTGGCGGCCGCCAGTGAAGTGGCGGTGGTCGATGGCGCGCCGGTCAAGCGGGTCAAGCTGCTGCCGATCGGCGAGATCGCCATGCGCGACAGCCGTGGCCCCTTTCACATTCGCGATCGCGCCCATGCGGAAACGATCGTCGCCGCCACCAAGCAATGGCTGGGATCGGCTGATTTCAATTTCGATTATGGCCACGCCATTCAGCGGGATCAGGCGGCAATCGCCGCTGGCTGGGCCGCCCGCGACGGCCTGACCGTCGAGGATGACGGCATCTATGCCGAGGTCGAATGGACCGCAGCGGCCGCCGAGAAGATCGCCGCCCGTGAATATCGCTATCTCAGCCCGCTCTTCCTGGCCGCGAAAGACGGCACGGTGCTGCGGCTGAAGAACGCCGCCCTGGTCAATATCGGGGCCATCGACCTGCCTGCCATTGCGGCCGGCCTTGAAGAGGAAAATGACGATATGAGCTTTGCTCTGATCGCGGCGGCGCTGGGCCTTTCGGCCAACGCCACCGAACAGGTGATCGTGGACGCCGTCACGGCCCTGAAGGCGAAAGCCGACACCAGCAAGTTTGCGATCGCGGCCGGCCTCGCCGCCGATGCGGGTGCGACCGAGATCGAGGCGTCGATCGTGACGCTGAAATCCGCCAAGCCCGACCCGGCGAAATATGTGCCGGCTGACCAGGTCGCCGCCATGCAGCAGCAGCTGTCGACCCTGAATGCCGATCGTGGTGAGCGGGAAGTCGCCGCTGCGATCCAGGCTGGCAAGCTCGCCCCGGCCCTGAAGGAATGGGGCACCGCTCTTTTCGCCAAGAGCGAAGCGGAATGGCGGGCTTATGTCGACAAGGCACCCGTCATGATCACGGCTGGCGCAGTTCTGGATGAACGCAAAGCCGGTGAGAAATTCACCACCCTGTCCGCCGACGAGGTTGCCGCCTGCGCGGCGCTGGGCATGAGCGAGGCTGATTTCCTCGCAGCCAAGAATGAGGAGATCGCATAATGGCTCTTAGTCAGGGCAAGAAGACGCAGCAGGGGAGCGGGCGCGGCCGGCTGAGCCTGGGCATGACCGCCGCCGCCATCGTCTATCAGGGCGCGATCGCCATGCTGGCGTCGGGCTATGCCCGTGCCGCGCGGGTCGGCCAGGGTGTCACCGACTTCGCCAAGATCGCCGATGTGGCAGTGTCTCGCGTGCTGGGCGTCGCCCAGGCGAGCGTCACCGGAACCGGCGCCAATGGCGGCATCAATGCCGACGTGCAGGATGGTGACTGGCTGGCCAGGAACAGCGCGGGCGTCGATGCGATCACGGTCGCCAATATCGGTCACTATTGTTTCATCGTGGATGATGAAACGGTTGCGCGGACCAGTGCATCGGGCACCCGGCCGCGCGCCGGTGTCATCGTGGCGGTCGATAGCAGCGGCGTCATGGTCCGCATGTCGCCCGAGATCGCCGCCGCCGCGCCGCGCACGATCGCCATCCCCTTCACCATCCCGGCCACCGAATTGTCGGCCGGAACGTCGATCGAACTGGTGTCGCCGGTCAGCGGCGTGATCACGCGCCTGACGACGATCGTCAACACGGCGATCGTCACCGGCGGCGATGTGACCGCCACTGTCGGTGCCACGGCGGTCGCAGGCCTGGCCTGCACGGTGGCCGACGCGGCCGCCAAGGGCAGCGTCGTCACCGACACGCCCACGGCTGGCGACGCGACCACGTCCGTCGCAGCGGGTGACCGCATCCAGATCGTGCCCGCAGCCGCCTTCAACGGTGGTGGCGCGGTCAACGGCTACATCGAAATCGGCTATTAAGGAGGCAGTGCCTTGAAAGTTACCAACGCCGCCCTGGAAGCGCTCCGCACAGGGTTCAACAAGAAGTTCCAGGATGGCCAGACCAAGGCGAAGGCCAAGGCCGGCATCATGGCGACGCCCGTCTCCTCCTCGACCAAGACGGAAACCTATGGCTTCCTGGGCGCGTTGCCGACCTTCCGCAAATGGGTAGGTGACAAGCGGTTCCAGTCGATCGCGGAACGCGCCTACAAGCTGGTGAACGATCCCTATGAAGCGACCTGGGGCATTCACAAGCATGAGGTCGAGGACGATAATCTCGGCATCTACCCGGCCATGTTCGAAGGCTGGGGACAGGAAGCCGAATTGTGGCCCGATCGCCTGCTGTTCGCGGCGCTGGCGCAGGGACATCTGAACCCCTGTTTCGACAATCAGAATTTCTTCGACGCTTCGCACCCCAATTTCGACGACGCGGGTACTACCTATTCCAACGTCAACACGGCTGGAACCGTTCAGCCCTGGTATCTGCTGGACCTGTCGAAGCCCCTGAAGCCGCTGATCTGGCAAAAGCGCGAAGACCCGCATTTCTGGATGATCACCGACGTCAAGGACAGCAAGGTCGCGGAAACCGGTCAGTTCGGCTGTTATGCCGAGGCGCGCGGCGCGGCCGGCTACACCATGCCCTTCCTGGCCTACAAGTCGACCGCCACCTTGAACGCCGACAATTATGTCGCCGCGCGCGATGCGATGGCCGCCTATGTCGACGAGGTCGGCGATCCGCGCGGCATTACTGCCACCCATATCGTCTATGGCGCATCCAACCGGGCGGCGGCCGAGAACCTGTTCAAGAAAATGAACCTGGCGGGCGGGGAGAGCAATATCCACTGGAACGCGGTGGACCTGCTCTTCGCCGAGCGGCTGCCCTGATGCGCGGTCGCCTGATCATCGCCAGCGGCCGCGTGCCCTATCTGCGCGCCGGCCTCGCCTGGAGCGAGCGCGTGCCGCTGGAGCCGCACATCACCGACCTGGACGGCGACCGGCTGCTGGCGTTGCTGGTCGACCCGGTGCTGACCGTGTCGCTGGAGGGCGATGGCGGGGAGGTGCAGCCTTTCCCGACCGTGCCGGACACCGCGACCGCCGACGACATGCAGGCGCTGATCGACCGCTTTGCCGCCGACGCGCCGGCCGCGCCGATCGCCGTGCTGACCATCGCCGATATCGTGGCGCTGCTCGACATCGAGGACGCGGCGGCGCTGCCCGATCGCCTGGCCCAGCTGCTCGCCACCAGTGAGGCATGGCATGCCGATCAGCGTCATCTGCATGATCAGGGCTTTCAGACGCTCGATGCGCTGACCGACGTCTGGATGGAAGGCCAACTGGCATTGACGGCCAAGGACACCCTGCTGGAGGCAGCCACCACCGACAATGCCAAGCTGCTGGCCGATATCGGGGCGCTGCGCGAGCAACTGGCCGCCGCGCCCAAGGCCACCGGCAAGGCGAAAGCCAAGACGGCCGAGGACTGAGTTTCGGCTTTCCGCCCCTGCACGGGCGGGGGTCGCACCGGGACGGGGCTGCTGCCCTGTGGCCCCGTCCCGGACCAAATTTCTGAAAGGGGTCTAAGACAGTCATGCTTGCCACCGCAGATGATATGCGTGCCCGGTTTACCGAGGCCCGGCTGGTGCAGCTGACCGACCGCGCCGAATGGGACGCGCAGTGCGTCGCCGCGCT